CTTGGTCGGTAAGGACTTGCTCCACGGGATGCGGGTCAAGCGGCTGCACACCTTCCCCCGCAACGCCGACCCGTTTTATATCGAGATGATGGCGTCGGAGGTGCGCGTGAAGGACAAGCGCACGGGCAAGCCGATGTGGATCATGCCGCAGGGCAAGAAAGACAATCACGCTTGGGACTGCGAACTGCTTTGCCTGTTGGCCGCGGTTCGGTGGGGCATTGGTAGCCGCGGGGAGGTCGCGCCGGCGGACGGCGAGGATGCCGCTTGACGCATGGTTGTCGGGTGTTTGTGTGTTCATAGGCCACCGGCCCGGGACTTGCGCGTGGGGCGTGGGTTGGAACAGCCGGGTCGGTGGCTCCCCGTTGCCTGAGTCCGCAAAGGCAAATGGCATCTGGCATCTTCATTGGTCTGACCGAGGACGAACTTCTGGCAATCAAGGCGAAGGCCGTGACCCTCATCACCGAAGGAAAGACCCTGATGAGTTACTCGGACAGCGGGTCGTCGGCGACGCGCCAGACCGTGATGCCCGCCCGCGAAATGTTGAACGAGGCCCTGTTCGCCCTAAGCCGTCTCGACAGTCAGACCTACGGCATCCGCCGCACGGTCGTCTCGACCAATTGGCAAAACCCGATTGACGAATAAACTTTATGCCTCCCCGGAAGACTAGCCCTCGCAAGAAAAAGGAAACGACCGCCGCCAAGCCGGAGGCCGTTCCCACCCCGTCCGCCTCGTTCGGCGGGTGGCAGAGCGTGGGGGCGACCCGTCTGCGTCGGGCGGTCTATAACGGCCCTGCCCAGGACTTGCGCCGGGACATGAAGCCGAGCGACCGTCTGACGATGGTCAAGCGCTGCCGATGGGCCGAGCGCAACAGCGGCCTGTTCAAGCAGATCCTGAACGACCTCGTCCTGTACACCGTGGGCGACGGCATCAAGCCGCAGTCTCACGCGGCCGACCCTGCGCTGGCTGACCGTTACGAGGAATACTTCGCCGAGAAGTCCCGCCGCATCGACATTACGAACCGCTTTTCGTTCGCCCAGGCTCAGCAGATTTTAATGCGGGCTATGGCCCGGGACGGCGACTCGTTCGCGGCCAAGGTGCGGAACGCTAACGGCGACCCGAAGTTGCAGCTCGTCGAGGCCCACCGCGTCGGCGACCCGATGGACGTGCCCGCCCCCGAGGGTATGCATGACGGTTGCATTTTCGGCGCCTACGGCGAACTGATCGCTTACAACGTTTACCGCTCGGACGGGTCGAACCGCCAAATCCTTGCCCAGTCGATGATGCACATCGTCGACCAGGAGTATGCCTCCGGCGCCCGCGGCATCCCGCTCCTGCAACACTCCATCAATTCTATCCAGGATGAAATGGATATCCTGGAACTAGAGAAATTGGCGGTCAAAGACAACGCCGACGTCACCCGGGTCATCAAGAAGGCCGGCGGTTTCATCGACAGCGACATGGCCTCGGAGCTCGGGGCCGGCTCGTCTTACGAGAACATCGCGGCCCGCATGGGTGGCAAACTTATCGCCCTTGAACCCGGCGAGGACTTTCAGTCGTTCACGTCGAACCGCCCGAGTCCGACCTTCACGGGCTTCCTCGCAGCGCTTGAGCGTGACATTAGCCAGGGCGTCCTGCCTTACGAGTTCGTTAACGACCCGTCCAAGATTGGCGGGGCCTCGGTTCGCCTGATCACCGCGAAGGCCGGTCGGGTGTTCGGCAAATACCAGACCATCCTCATCGAGCAGCTCTGCCAACCGACTTGGGGCTACATCATCGGTCAGGCCATCGCATCCGGCGAACTGCCTGACGATCCGAATTGGACGAGCGTCTCGTGGACGACCCCCAAGAGCGTGACGGTTGACGCTGGCCGGGACGCGTCGAACGACCGGGCCGATGTCGATATGGGTCTCCTGTCCCTGTCAGAACTGTACTCCCAGCGCGGCCTCGACCTCCGTACCGAGATGAAGAAGCGCGCGAGCGACATGGTTCACATTCAGAACCTCGCCGCTGAGCACGGCATCCCGTTTGAACTCCTATTCCGCCCGAGCAATACCCCGCTCGGCACGGTCTACAACGTCGAGAAGGCCGAGGCCGAAGAAGGCCCGGAGATGGAGGACGAGCCCGCCGATCAGGAGGAGCCCGAGTCCGAAGACCAACCTAATTCCTAACACCATGACCAAGTTCCTTTTGAACGGCCTCAAGGGCCGCGAGCCCCTGCTGATTGACCCCGCCAAGGCGAGCGACCATGCCGCCCTTGCGGAGAAGTTCGGCTTTACCGATATGCTCGCCCAGTTGTTTGGCGCGGCGCCTGAGGCCTATGTCCTGGAGAACGGGACGGGGGTCATCCCGATTGCGGGCGTCATCGGCAAGGGCCTGAGCCCGCTTGAAAAGATGATGGGCTCGGCTGACGTTGACGCGGTTTCCGAGGCTATCGACAAGATGGTGGCAAACCCGAACGTCCAGCGCATCGCCTTTCACGTCTCCAGCCCGGGCGGCACGGTCACCGGGGTCGAGGAACTAGCCAACAAGGTCCGCGGCCTGAAGGTGCCGACGATGGCCTACACCGACTCCGAGATGGCCTCCGCGGCCTACTGGATTGCCTCGGCTGCCGACCGCGTCGTGGCCTCCCCTTCCGCCACCGTCGGGTCGATTGGCGTCTACATGGCTATCCCTGACTTTTCCAAGGCCGCCGAGATGCAGGGTATCAAGATGGTCGTCATCAAGTCCGGCAAGTTCAAGGGCGCCGGCATCGAGGGCACGTCCCTCTCAGCCGATCAGGTCGAGAACCTGCAAGCCTCGGTCGACGGCATTCACGGCGACTTTAAGGCCGCCGTCCTGATGAAGCGTAAGATGGTCAAGGCCGAGACGATGGAAGGCCAGACCTTCAGCGGGAAGCAAGCCGCCCAGGTTGGTCTGGTGACCGGGCTGGCTGACTCGTTCAACGCCGCCCTAGCGACCTTCTAAGTTGCCGCCCTCCGCAAAACCAAATGACCATCGAAGAACAGCTGCACGAGTCCCTTGCCGCCTCCGTCTCCCTCGCCGTCGAGCGTGACGACCTCCGTGCCACCGTCGAGAAGTTGACGGTCGGCGCCGCCGATGAGCTCAACGCCGCCAAGATTGACCTCGCCGCCAAGGACGTCCGCCTGGGCGAACTTACCGCCGCGGTCGACGGCCTCTCCGCCGAAGTCGTGACCCTCAAGGCTACGCTCGCCGCGCTAGAAGCCGGCAAGGTCAGCGCCTCCAAGGAAGCCGCCAAGATCGCGGCCTCGGTCGGCGTCGACCCCGTGCAGATTTCCCCGGCTGACAACGCTGTCGCCGCCCCTGAAGCCGCCGACCACGTCGCCGCTTTCCTCGCCCTGCCTGTTGGCTCGGCTGAGCGCACCGCCTATTTCAAGGCGCATCAATCCGCCATCGTTCGCGGCATCTTCTAATTTCTCCCTCATCCCTAATCATTCCTAATCATGGCTAACTCCATCACCGCTGCCCCGGCTGTCCTCGCCGAAGGCGTTATCAGCGCCCTCCGCAACAAGCTGCCCGTGCTCTCGGGCATCTCGACCGTCTTCTCGTCCCGCCCGGGCGTCAGCGGCCTCTCCATCCAGGTGCCCCTGATCGGCACCTCCACCGCGACCACCTTCGGCTCCGGCGGTTACCTCACCCAGGACGACGCTACCGTCACCTCCTCGACGGTCACCCTCGTTCACTACAAGGTCTCCAGCCGCTTCACCCCGTCGAACCTCAAGGAGTACGGCTCCCAGTTCTTCGTGAACAACTTCGTGCAGACCGCTTCCATCGCCCTCGCTCAGAAGGTCATGGACATCATCAACACGCAGGTCACTAACGCGAACTACTCCACCTCCTCGACCTCCGGCGCTGACCTGTCCTACGCCGAACTCGTTGCCGTCCAGAAGACCCTCGACGACGCCAAGGCCCCGAGCCCTCGCTACGCCGTGCTCAACAGCACCTACGTCAGCGACCTCCGCAAGGACACCACGATCGTCGGCAACAACGTTCTCGGCGCTAACATCATCCGCGACGGCGACCTCGGTGTCATCGCTGGTGCCCGCGTCTACCAGTTCGCGAACCTCTCGGCCAACGCCGAGAACCTCGCTGGCTGGGTGGCCGGCCCCGATGCGATCGCGTTTGCGACCGCTCTCCCCGAGACCGATATCCCGGGCTGGGAAGTTGCCAACGCCGTCGACGCCGAAACGGGTCTCGGTGTTCAGGTCATCATGGGCCAGGAGCAGTCCGGCTTCATGAACGTCACCTGCACCCTGTTGCTCGGTGCCGCCGTGGGCCGCGCGACCTCGCTCGTCCGCCTAAAGACCGCCTGATGATTGCGGCCTGAGCCGCTCCAATCGGGGCCCCTACGGGGGCCCCTTTTTTGTGCCCGCTTGCCAAGGCCCGCAAAGGAAATGGCTACGCTCTATTCCGAGTTCCTGCCCGACGCGAAGGAGATGCTCGCCGATTTCGGGACTGCTGGCTCGGCGAACGCCGGGGCCATCACGTTCGTCTGTATGCTTTC